TAATGGATTTTACTTCATTGCAATTCCCATTCATGACTAGATTCTTCCAGGAATTACAAACAGCAGAAGGTCATACTGAACCTGCCGATGAATCTGTCAAATCAAATGTTGTAGATTATGACCATCCTCTATTGTCTGAATCTGGTTTGAAGAATACTTTGAACCAAAATCGACAACATGCCAATAGTAAGGAAGAACTTTTGACTGAAGATATCAAACCAAAAGTTCTGACTGACATAATTAAAGCAGCATACAAGTCAAAATTTCCAATTGAAATTCTAATCTATGCTTTGGACAATGAAAAGAAACTTGATACTCGTTCAGATGCTGGTGATGCCCAGTCATTAATTGACAAAATTAAAGGTTATGTTCCAGAATTGAACCAAATTTTGGGCAGACAACCATTCAATTCTGAAGTTATGATGGCATACATGTTAGATTCTGCCAGCCAAGTAAAAACTTTGTTGGATAAAGCGCAAAATGAACCATATGAAAAAGCAAGTCCTGTAGGATCTAAATTTGATCAACAAATATTCTACAAATTGAAAGTTGATGACCAAGTAATTCGTAAGAATAAGGAAGTTGTTCAGTATTTCACTAAGAGAATGCAAGTTGGGCAGAACGTGTTCCCACACTTGCCATTTGATATTGGAAGGAATTCTCTCTAAATGATTAAAACAACCATAGATGCCAATACAATTATTGGAACAGGATTGAATCTTTCACAGAATTTGATTCTGGGTCATACAACATCTGGAGCATATCACTATGTTCTTGGTAGAATTATTCCCCAATACACAGCATTTTTGAAACCAGGCAGTTCAACTTTGCCTACATGGCAAGTTGCCAAGAATCTTCAACTTGGTGCCCAAGGACTTCTTGAAGGATTACTGAATGAATTTGGTGGAGATTTGATTTTGAAGTCAGCATTTTCCCCAAATTTGTCATCAATTGCCAATCTCGGTCAGAGTTTTGATGTCCAAATTCGTGGATATGAGAATAATATGTACAATGTTGCCAAAACTATTCAGAATTTGTCTGGTAGAGCAGACAGTTTGTCATTAATTTATGGCAATTCATCATTCATGCGCATGAATTTCTCTGAGAAATCTATCAAGACCAATCTTTTGAACAATACTTTTCCCAAACTTTCTTCAATTGATAATTTATCTGGAATATTTGAGCAAGGATTTACCTCAATTCTGGGTATCTAATCCCAAAATCTTCAAATTTCATTGATTCATTTTAAATGCTTGAAATTAAATGAATCTCGATCAATCATGATTCAAATAAATAACATGAACTAAAGGATTTTCAGATATGTCGGAACTTGTAGCAGTCAAAGGTGACCCAGAAAGCCATGGTGGTGGTGCTCTCCATGCTGACAATACAGGAGGCAAAATGTTTGCTGGTGGTATTGAAGTGGTTGTAGTCGGTTCATCTGCTGACACTGATAATCTATTCCATCCAAATCCAGCAGCTGCAACTGGCTCTGGTAAACTCTGGGTGAATGGCAACATGATCCACCGAAATAATGACAGTCGCACATGTGGTGCATCAACTATAGCAACAGGACAGACCAAACTCTATGTCAACTGAAATTAAAGAAGTAGCATATTCTGATGTGGATTTCTACTTCCGTCCACATCCTGTTACCAAGGATATACCAGTTCTCACCAATGTGAATGCTATCAAAAGATCAGTCAGAAATCTAGTCCTGACCAACGCATATGAAAAGTTCTACAACAGTGATATCTACAGTGGTGTTCTCGGTTCTCTATTTGAAAACTTCGATCCTATTCTTGTGTCTGTATTGAAAAGCAAAATTGAACAAGTTCTACAATTTGAACCACGTGCTATCCTTAATGATGTAGCAATTTCAAATAATGAAACACTGGATCGCAATGGCATCAATATCACTATTACATTCACACCTATTAACAGAGTTCGTAAGGAAACTGTTGAAGTATTTCTAGAAAGAGTTCGCTAATGTTTTCGGCAAATACAGAGTTACAAGTATCTGATCTTCAATTCTCTAAAATCAAGCAGAATTTGAAGACATTCATCGCAAATAAAACCGAATTCACTGACTATGATTTCGAAGGATCTACACTTTCATACATGTTGGATATCCTTGCTTATAACACTTACATGAACTCATTCTATACCAACATGGCTATCAATGAAACATATCTTGATACAGCCCAAATTCGTGCTAATGTTGTAACGAACGCAAAGAAACTCGGTTACACACCAAAATCAGCTACAGCTGCTGTTGCTCGTGTATCAGTCCAGTTCCAACCTGCTGGTAATCCACCACAATTGAAAATCCCTAAGGGATCTATATTCCAATCAACCAAGGATGGTGTGAATTACCAATTTGCCACTATTCAGGATTACTCAATTGTAAACGTGAACAACACCTATGAAAAGACCATTCCGATCTACCAAGGCAATGTTCTGAAACAAGTTTATACATACAGTGACACCACTCCATTCTATCCTATACTTGAACGCAATGTTGACATCTCAACTCTAATTGTTTCAGTACAACCAAATGCCCAATCATCTGACCTGACATTCCTAAAGCCAGTGTCCAGCATCGTTGACATTACACCTGACGATGACGTGTACTTCATACAGGAAAACTCCGATGAACAATATGAATTGTATTTCGGCAATGATGTCCTCGGCAAAGCACTACAAAATGGCAATCAGATTAATATTGAGTATCTGACAACTGATGGCGCCGCAGGCAATGGATTGGCATCATTCAAGGCAGTTGGCTATATCGCTCAAAATCTCTTGGACGCAACACAGAAATACACTCCTACCAAAGTAACAGTCGTTGAACGTTCACTGAATGGTAAGGAACGTGAGTCAATTGAATCCATTCGTTTCAATGCTCCTAACAGTTATTTCGCACAAAATCGCCTAGTAACAACCAAGGACTATGAAAACTTCGTATATACCAACTTCCCATATGTACAATCAGTAAATGTATGGGGTGGTGAAGACCATTGGACACCACTATATGGCAAAGTAATTCTATCAATCAAACCATTCGATGGATATGCGCTGCCTCTCGTAACCAAGAATGAAATTGTTGCGGCAATGCGCACCAAGAATCTCGTAACAACTGAACCTCTAATCATTGATCCTATATTCACGTTCATTAAACCAACGATCCGTGCTACATATGATTCCACCAAAACAACAAAAACTCCAGATGAAATCTATAATTCAATTCAGCTATCTGTACAACAGTATGAAATGAACTATCTCTCAAACTTTGGAAAAAGCTTCAGATACTCTTCATTCATTAAACTAATCGATAATGCTGATAGATCAATCCAAGGCAATGAAACTGATATTGAATTGGAAAAGAGATTCGTTCCTATATTTGGTTCTACTATCTCCTACAAACTTCAATTTGGTGCTGCAATAAAACATCCATATGATGGCTATCTTGGTGGTTTGACTAGCTCAGGCTTCAAAGTGGTACAGTCTGATAAAACCATGTATCTGGAAGATGATGGTGCTGGTAAACTTAGACAGTTCTATATTGACAATACTAATGTAAAAAGAATATTCAACGCAAATGTTGGTACAGTTGACTATGGTACTGGTGAAGTAAATCTAAAGTCAATGTATTTCACCTCACTAGAAGATGATGAACCTGAAATGAGATTGTATGTAACTCCTAATTCACGTGACTATACACAGACATTGAATCAGATTGTACTGATAAGCAACCCAAGATTGTTCATTATTGACAGTAAAAACAACCAGATTACAAAGTCTGGCATATTGGATGTAACTGGCAATGTATCCCCACTGTTGTCATCCTCAGTGACAGGAACATTGGTTACATTGTAAGTGAATGAGTGGACTGAATAGTGGATATGGTTGATAAACTCTTGGAATCACTATCTGAGCAGTTCAAATTCGGTGAATCATACTCTGAGCAGTTGACTAAGCCTGAGAGCAATCGATTGTATTGACAAGGAGTGCCATAGTAAAATATAGGATCTCCCCAAGTATAGATGATGACTCTGACCACTGGGTGAAAAGGATTTGAATATCATGGAACGACTCTCTGAGCAGTGGACTAACCCGACGATCAGCTTTTGGCAAAGTACAGAAGCATGTATATAAAATCTTGACTCTGACCACGGTGGAAAACAGTTTGGATGTATTTTCGCTCTTCAGTCATCGGCCGGTTAACGATTCATTCACTGGGGTTAACTTGTCACTTTCAATTACTTGTTACACACTTATTGGGAAGATTTTTCGTCATACTGACTCAAAACTTCTCGCGCACGCGAGGAACTATTATATGCCTGAATCTATGATGACTATCAAGGTTCTACAAAATAAAAACAACACAATTCAGGAAGAATTACTTCTGAAGTTACCATTGGAATACTAACATAAATGACAAATCCACTTACTGGTAGATTCAAATCACTTAAAGTCGCTGATCAACTTCCACAGTTCTTCGACTTTGAGGAAAGTACATTTCCACTATTCATCAAGTATTACTATGAATGGATGGAATCAAATACAGGCACTAATAACACTGGTGGACCTGACTACTGGTCAAGACGCATTATGGACTTCAATGATTTGGACTATAAGGGAAATGGTTATCAGCAATTTGAGAAGTTTTTGATTGATGAATTCATGCGTGACATTCCATCGAACTTGCAGGTGGATGAAAGACTGCTTCTGAAGAACATCAAAGACTTCTATAAAGCAAAAGGTACAGAGTCAGCAATTACTTTGTTGTTCCGCATACTATACAATGAAGATGTTGAATTCGACTATCCAGGTAAGTATATCTTGCGCGCTAGTGACGGGAGATGGTCTGTTGAAGAATCCCTCAAGATTTTGCCGAGTGTTCCAATTGAGAACATCTCGTCTAATGACTTTCTTGTAGGTGCGGCTTCGGGGGCGATATCTAAAATACAAAGGATTGAACAGAGACTTGAAGATTCTGTCATAGTAACGGAAGTTTTCATTAGTAATAAATTTGGGAACTACGTGGATGGCGAAAGGCTTCTCTCAAAGCTAGAAAATTTAGAAATTGGCACCCTGACATTCGGCGGGTTCACCACATACCCTGGAAAATATTTGACAACGGATGGTTGGCTTAGTAGTGATCGTGTCCTTCAAGACAACCATTACTATCAAGAGTTCAGTTATGTTATCAAATCAGCTAAGGACCCATCTGCTTACTCAGATGTATTGAAGGAACTCGCCCACCCAGCAGGATCTATTTTCTTCGGTGAATACAATTTGAGAATTGAACTTGACAATACTTTGGATGTCAACTCATTCGTTCCACAGTACTCAAAGGAAATCTCATATAATATTCCATTGAATGACTTCTTTAACTTCTCATTGGAATCAGACGTTCACCGAGGTCAAATTGCTGGTCGATACATTTTGGAATATACATTCAATGCTGTCAACTATGCTTCATTTATTACGGATACAGTTTCATCTAGTGGCACTGGAGTTGTTAGTGGACAGAACATTACAGTCACTGGTATGGCTGCGGCAGTTGCCGGGGATGTACTTGAGATTTATGCACCTGTAAGTAAGCGATCAACGGAAGTAACCATTCAAAGTGTTATAAGTCCAGGCGTGTATAAGCTTCGAGATAGATGGGTGTACTCAGAGGTTTCAGGATTAATTGTCAGATTGAGAACATCTTCTGTATTCAATTCCAATATTTCAACCTTTAGGTACAATCGAGACACATCCACGGGATTGAACTCTATTACTATACAGAAGCTGGATGATTATGTTGACATTGACCAGTTGAATTATTTGGACATAGCAGACTTGTCATATAACGATTTGCTTTCAAATAAGTTTGTATTTGGTACCGATTTCAGTTCAGAACCTATTCGTAAAGGTACAATCTTATCTGTGCACGACATTATAAATAACCAAGACTCTACGTATTTCATCAAAGGATTACTTGGGAATACAATCATTCAGCTGAGAGATACATACCAGTACACTCCATCAGCGTCACTTTCATATAAATTGATTAACCATTAAGGACATTAGATGCCAGGAAAAATTACGAAGAATTTCAGATTGCATTCAGCTGAACAATTCTACGAACAGTTTGATGAAGCTGCGCCATCAAGAATCTACTTCTTCCTGGCACGTTCAAATCCATGGGACAACGAAAATTCACCACCTGAACCACTTGATACGACCAATGAAACGGTCTACAATGTTTGGGACAATATGTTGGCATTGAAGCGTATTACACCATCGGACGTTTCATATGGTGTAGATAGAGTGGATTGGACATCAGGTACAGTCTATGACCAGTACACCAGTGACACTGAATTCTTTTCAAATAATCGTTTCTATGTCATTACTGAAGACTTTTATGTTTACAAGTGCATCTATAACAATGGTGGCGTTCCAAGTACTGTAAAGCCTACAGGTCGTTCTACTTCCAATTTGACCACTGGTGATGGTTATGTTTGGAAATATATGTACACTGTCACAGCTGCTGACGCATTGAAGTTCAGTACAACGAAAATTATTCCGACTAAGGTGCTGGCATCAGATGACGGTTCAGACCAATGGGCCGTCCAACAAGCTGCGGTTAATGGCTCATTGAGTTCAATATTGGTTACGACTGGTGGTTCAAACTATAAGGAACATTCTGGCGCGATTGTGCTGGGTGGTACAACTACTGCCAGACTTCAACCAACTGCGAACTCTACAAATAACATTTACAATTTCAGCACAGTATACATTGCATCCGGTACAGGTGCTGGTCAAATTCGTTCAATCGTTGACTACGATGGTGCTACCAAGCAAATCACTGTATCACCGGCATTCTCACCAGCTGTAGATACAAGTTCAACATATATCGTTAGTCCAACTGTTAATATTTCTGGCGATGGTACTGGTGCAAAGGCGATCAGCCGAGTATCAGGTGGACAGATTTCCAAGATCAATGTTATCGTTCCAGGTTCAAACTATACTCGTGTCACTGGTACAGTTACAGCGAACACTGGTTCAGGTGCTACCATTGATGCCCAAGTTTCACCTGTAGGTGGTCATGGTAAGGATGCGGTCAGTGAACTATTTGCGCACAATATCATCATGAACGTTAAGATGACTGGTTCTGAGTCCAATACATTCTTCATCGCTAATGATTTCCGTACAGTTGGCCTGATCGTTGATCCAGTTGAATTGGTTGCTAACACTGTTGCTACTGATACAACCTATGACCAAACAACTCGTTTGACACTTGACAACCCTTCCTTGACCTTTACTGCTGACGAAGTTGTTACTGGTGGTACAAGTGGTGCAACTGCTTACTCAGTTGAATATCATTCCAATACAGTATTGATGGTCACTGGTAATGTGACATTGTTCGCTAACAATGAAACTATCACTGGTGGTACATCCGGTGCTACTGCTACAGTTGTTGGTATTACAAAGCCTGATCTAAAGAAATATCAGGGCAAGCTATTGTATATCGAAAATCGTTCACCTATCAGCCGTTCATCTGATCAACAAGAAGACGTTAAGATTATCGTCAAGTTCTAAGACTTCTTCGAACTTTAAATTTTGGTAAACTTTTGGTTACGGTGCCTTTCAGGATGGTTCACTGCCTAAATAGTAGTGCCTCTAACCAAAAGGATAGCAAATGCCAGATATTAAAGAAGTTGTTGAATGGGTCGAAGAAAAATTGACCGTTGTTGAAGAGAAAGTTGAAGAGCTCGTCGAAGAAGTAATTGAAGAAATTGAAGACTTGTTCGGTGGTGAAGATGAAGTTGATACTGAAGGTGATGACGTTGATATTGTTGAAGATGAAGGTGATGTAGATGGTACTGATGATACCAGTGACACAGGTGCTGTTGGCGATGAGCCTTCCGATCCTGTCGAAGCTGCTGATCCAGTCGTTGTTGATACTCCTGTGGCTGATTCCGCTCCTGCAGAAGAAGTAAGTGAACCTGCTCCTGCTGAACCTGTTGTCGAAGTTCCTGTAGCAGTTTACGCTCCTGTCGAAACTCCTGTGGAAACATCTCCAGTAGTCGAAACTGAGGCTCCCGTAGATTCACCGGCTACGCCGATTGAATCAGAGTCTCCAGTTGTTACTGATCAAGCATCCGAATAATTCTCTATAAAAATTTTTCTTGGCAGGGCCTCAGTTTTACTAAGGTCCTGTCAGCACATTAAGGAAAGTAAATGCTATCACCCATCAATGAAGATGAAATTGAATATCTCAAGTTACAGAGAACTGCATTAAACAAGTCAAATAATTTTGGTGATGATTTTTATGATGGTGTTGTAAATCAGTTTGATGCTATAAAACTATACTTGCCAGAATCAGCGACTAACATTTTGGATATTGGTTGTGGTATGGGCGCCATAAATTGTCTTTTGAATGAACATTATGATAACAAACCAAATTTTCATTTATTGGATAAGCATGGTAAATCTGATGATGTTGTATATGGGTTCGATGAAGGTAGCATTTATTGCGATTTGAATTTGACTTCCGCATTTTTGAATAGAAATGGTATACCAATAGAACATATCAATATCTATGACGGAAATAAAAATGAGTTTCCGAATGTGGAATTGGACTTGATCATATCTACTATTGCTTGGGGATTTCATTTCCCAATAACTGAATACTTTGACAAAATTAAAGCACAAGCAAAAGATGGATGTATTATCATAACTGATGTCAGAGAAAGAACTAGAGGAATTGAATTTTTATCCAAATTGGGTGAATTGACAATTTTGAAAGAATATTTGAAGCATCAAACTGTAATGGTGAAAGTTCAAAAGTGAATTTGAATTGCCCAGAACCTTTGAAAATCTCGTTAGGTTCTGGGCAATTACACAACTAAATAATTCAACTTCCCATTTAAGAGAGAATGATGGCAAATAATAACACACTGACCACCAATTTCAACACGTCACCTTACTATGACGATTTCAATGAAAATAAGAACTACCATAGAATCTTGTTCAATCCAAGTTTGGCAGTTCAAGCACGTGAACTCACTCAGCTTCAAACTATACTTCAAAACCAAATTGATCGTAATGCTGAGCACTTCTTTGCTGAAGGTGCTATCGTTAAGAATGGTAAGACTAATGTTGACTATGACACATTCTATATCAAGGTCAATGATGAAGACACAATTTCAAATCCATTAAATCTCTCTGAGCTTGTAGGTAAGAGACTTACATCAGCTAACAATGGTATCAACGCATTGGTCATGTCATATGCTTCTGGTTCAGAAGCTGAAGACCCAGATACTAAAACTCTATTCATCAAATACCTTTCAGGCTCAACCGATGGTACTGAAAAAGTCTTCAAGAAAAACGAAACAATCACCTCAAACACCGGTGTAACATTCCAAGTATTCAACTCAAACACTGCGGTTGGTACTGGTGTTTCACTTCATATCACTGATGGTATTATTTTTGCTAAGGACCACTTTATTCGTTTCGATGAACAAAGAGTTATCCTTTCCAAATATTCATTGACTCCGACATGTAAGGCAGGGTTTGTAATTGAAGAAAACATCATCACCAACAACGAAGACTTTACCCTCCTTGACCCAGCTTCAGGCTCCTACAATTACGCGGCTCCTGGTGCAGACCGTCTTCAACTTG